GTGACGATACGCCGATCTTAACTCGTCTGACAGAGTGGAAAATTGTCCCGAAACGTGTCGTTGATTTGGCTTTTGAATTTAAGGACGCGTCCGCGTCCTCTCGGAGTTCTGTCAATAACTGTACGGGGCGTTTGAGATCTGAGGATTCAAACCCGCCGGAAAGTTTCGAAAAAATCGACCTGGATGGCATGAGCAAGAAGGAGCGGCGTCAGCTTTTAAGCCGGATAAGGGCGCAGAAGCCAGAAAAGCGGCATCTGAAGCTGAGGCGGTCTGACAAAATCGAAGCTGCGTGCGACAACGTAATAGCCCAGGTGAGAGATTTAAGCGGTGAAACCATCAGCCGCGGTATTGCCGTACGTCTGATTGGCGGTACGCAGACTAAAATAGCTGGTCAAATGTTCCGCAGCTTACCTAATGGAGAACTGGGCCGCCCAATACTGGAGCCGAAACAGTCTTTCGCATTAGAACGTTTTAACCGTTTAGCAGAAAAGCACCGTACAAAAAGAGAAAAATGATTGGTTGCAGTTGGAAAACCTTAAGCAACCAACAATCAGTTGATTAAGTTTTCTGACAAGCTGAATTTGAGAGATGGCATAGATAAAAATGTTCCTTATCAGCTAGATAAAAAATTAATGTGGCTGGGACATTTTTCTTTCGCAACCTGTAAATGCTGTGCTACTGTATAAATAGACAGTGTTTTAGTGGGGAGGGCACATGGATAACGGTTTAAAAGAGCGAGTGATGCTTGAGCGGGTAGAATTGATTGCGCGGCTTACTTCTGAAGGGATCTGCAGGGAGCAGGACAGGGTGATCGCATTAAATCTCATCGCAGAAATAGCGCGTAATACTCCAATGGCCAATCAGCAGTTTTCGGTCGTCTTTTCGGCTATGCCACTTGATAAGTAAAATCGAGATTTCGAAATTATGCGTATTGAAATCATGCTCGATAAGAATCAGAAAATCAGTCAGTCGGTGGTAGATGCTTTTCGGGAAGAAGTGCATAAACGTGTAACTGCGCTCTTTCCTGATGCGGTGGTACAGGTGCGGCAGGGGAGTTACACCAAGATTGAAATGCCCGGTATGAAAGTTGATGAGGACCGGCGCAGGCTAAATGATCTACTTCAGAATGTCTGGGAAGATGACAGCTGGCTGCATTGATAACCGTGCTGATGCCAAAATCTTGATTTTGGCGGCAGCATGGTTGAACAACGAGCATTGCGAGGCGTTAGCAAATGGCCGGAAAAGACACTAATTATCAGATCGTTTATCGTGGGGATTACCTTGAGTATTTCCATTCCGGCGGCTGGGTATTCTTTCAGCGTCCAAAAGAGGCTGGCGGAGGATTCTGGCTCGGAAGGACTTACGATTTTGTTTTTATGATCGAGTTACCGTGCCCTGTTTCACTTCGTGAAGGCATCATTTATCTGCAGCAGTTGAGCTATGGAAGCGCTGCTAACTCCGATTATTCGGGTTCTGTAACCCGTAAATGAGCCATGCATGCATAACGTGCATGGATTCGCATTAATTTCTGAAGCACTGAAACACCCTGCAGCGCCAGTAATGGCGGCGTTTTGCGAGGTACATGCAACTGCATTAAAAGCGATGCACAAAGCGGGCAGGCGTGGCGGGGATAGCATTGCGCGCGAGGGGTACAAACATGTATGTTCAGGCTGCGCCTACCGCACGGAGGCGGGCGCACGTCATTGCATCGGGGCGAAGGTGGCGAAATGGAAAAAACCCGCAAAAGGCGTTCCAGCGCGTCTGATGGGGTGATGTTCGGGCTAGGAAGTAAGGGGCGTTTGGTGGGGGGGGGCTAGCCTTGCCAGCCACGGCGTGAACTTTCGCAATCACCGTAGCGGCAGAACTTCGTCCTTAGGACCCCCTATTCAATATCCAGAATGTAAGGGCCATATTGGATTGCCTCAACACCGATCCAGTTATTAAATAATCCATTAACATCTTCGTAAGCAACATCACATTGGTTTGGAACTTACTACTACGAAGCGGGTTAATGAAGAAGGGAGGTGTTCACGAAGGAAAAAGATGAATATCATTTTTTGTTAAGAATTTTGATTAATAAATATACTAAAGAGATCGAGATCACAAAGTATATGGCATCAATGAAATCGTAGAATACTGTTCCCCTTAGGCAATCATCAAGTTTAAAATATTCAAACGCGGGTTTTACTAAAATGGGTGAGATTGAAGTTGTGGCAATCAAGCCAAATATGAGAGTTAAATTGTTGTTGGCTTTATCACTGGACTCGGTTTCCTGTATTTTTATCAATTCCATTTTCGATTTAATTAAACTATCAATGCTTTTTCGACTTTGTTTTATATCGTTGTGTTCGAACAATGATAAGGCATAGTTGTGTATCTCTCCCGATCTGCGTGACGTTTGTCGTAACCATTCCTCAAATTCGAATATTTCTTTTTTAATCTGCGCCAGCTCAATATTTTTATTTATATTGTTTATTTTATAGATTGTACCTTCATAGAAGAAGCTGACGATTTCACGCAAATCACTTTTTAATAAGTTATCCCACTTAAAATTATCAACGGTAAAGCCGCTACTTAAGTTGAGTTGTTTCAGGGATTTGCTGGTTAGCATGCTCAAAGAAACGCCTTGCGCAGAAAAGTAGTTGAAATCATCAAACATACGATAATCTTCATAACGTTGTGGGATGTTATCTTGATAGAGGCCCATAGTCTTAGATAGTAATGCATTTATCATTCTTTTATTTGCCAGCCAGTTTAAAGATGATTTTGTTTTCTGATTGTCGTGTTCAAGAATGAATATATTTGGTTTGCCTTGCCATCCTGAATAATATTTATTAACGTCAAGGCCTAAAAGGAACTCGCGAGGACTTATTTTAATAACATGAGAGTAAACTAAGGCCACTATGGTTCTAGCAATGTCACCTAGACCATGCTTGACGTTGCTAAATTTCATGTAATCAACATAGTTCCCATTAAGGGATCGCTCTCCGTATTCAAGTGGTTCGGAATTATTTAATAAGGTTCGTTTTACTTCTCGGTAGTATCTATAATCTAATAATCGCCTAAATAGGGGCGAGATTTTATTGTCAAAGCTAAGGTATGTTACTGCGTATTCAATTGGGCAGATTATGGAGTGTGGTCTTGTAAATGGATAATTAACATTGTCTCGAATGAACTCATTGAGTGTATTGGAATAGTCATTTAAATCAATGAAGTTTACTTGAGCTATGCCATTTTCGTATATGCTAATCACTGGAATTATGATTTTTTGATTGTCATCAGACCCTAAGAAAAATGGTTTTAAAGCGAAGAATACATAATCACTATAAAAAGTTCCGTCAGCTTGCAAGATTTTGTTTTGTGATAATATTTTGTTGATTAGTATGTGAGTGGAGTAAAGCGTAAAATCACATGCTGCGTGTTTTTTATCAAACGGTAAGCCAGTTACTTTTAAGCCTGTTACGTCTGTGTTAAATTGAAAATCTAAGCGGCTTTTCTTTAGTCTATCCCCGTCAAAATAGTAAAGGTTTTTAGTGTAATCGAATGCACTAAGAAAAATTCGGCTATGCATTACATCCTTGATCATCCTTCTGGATAATTTTATATTTGGGCACTGCATTGTGTATGTATGCCATACGGTACCTTTTTGAATATTCAATTAAGACTCCACATTGAAAGTTTTTTCTTTATCTTTTCACATGGAGTCCAATTTTGGAAATGAAATTTTTTTGTATGATTACAGCTCAAGTTGGTAATTTTTGAAATCAATTACCTTAATTCCAATCCAATCGTTGATCTCTTTCATTCGTTGCTGCAGCGGTGTCAGTTCGTTACGCACGAATACCTGAGACGCTTTCACCGCGTCCCCAAATCCGCCGGAGTTGTCAGGGATAATCCCCATCATCTGCGGCGGCACGCGGTGCGCGCTTAAGAGGTCGTCACGGCTGGCTTTCTTGATATTAAAGAAATCGTCTTTCGTCGCCACTTCACTAAGCGGCAGAATCTTGATCCCGTCCGGCTTTCCGTTCGGCGCGTACATAAACAGGTTGCGGAAGTTACCCAGCCCTTTCGTGTCGCGCATCGCCTGTCGCATCCGGTCAACGTCGCTGCTGCTTTGCGCCGCATCGGTCATGTAGAGAATGTAACCGGCGTGCGCGCCGTTCTGATAATACTTGCGGCGGAACAGCGTCGCCGCCTCATTCAGCCAGGCCGAATTGAGCGCGCTGAGGTATTCCGGCAGGCCGTAAAGCTCCTGATTGATATCCGGCTCCAGCAGGTGAAACACGCTGCCGGCCGAAAACTCATGCGGCTCTTTCCAGTCATTCACAAACCAGTAAACGCCGTCCTTCACACCCCTGCGGGTGAATTTGGCCGGGGTGGTTTCAAGGCGCAGCGGTTTACCCAGGCTGTTACGGCGCAGCTCGGCGAAGGCGTTGCCGAAGACCAGATAATCAAGCGCAAACTTGCTGAACTCCTGCTGACTCATCATCGGGTGCGGGATAAAGGTCGAGGCCAGAA